GACATGCTGGCCATAAAATTGAGGTTGATAAAGAGACTTACCAAGTTATAAAACTAGGAGACGTAGTTATTGTATTATGATACGGCTGGAAGCTTCCGACATTAAAGATCTTGGTTTATTAAAGCATTATAGAATAATACGAAGATGGGCATGTAGAAATAATGATTGGACAGACGCTGATTTAGAGCTGTTGATTTACTTTGATTGCATGGAATTCTTTACCAAACAGGATTATAAAATAGGTACTTACGCATATAGTTGGGATAACAAGCGCTGGAACAATTTGTTGAAAGAGGGTTGGATTGTGGTATGGAGACCCAGAAACCACACAACGCAAAAATATAACATATATAAAGTTTCATTTAAGTGTAAACAACTGATAAGCAGGATGTACCGTATAATGCTTGGTAAAGAAGATATACCAACGAGTAACCGAAATACTATAATGAGTGGTAAAACATACACAGATACAGTATTAATTACTGCAATAGAAAATACTAACAAAGATAAAACAAGACACAGTTATGATAAATGACGTATACAACAACCAAGCTGTAGATATTATGGCAGGAGAACCTGTACCGGGTAACCCTAGAACTATGCAGCAAACCGGTATTAACCCGCAAGCATTTTCAGATCCAACAACAATACAAAATATGTTTGGGCAACCTAATCCTGGAACTTTCACAAGATCTTTAGGTATGGTTCCGCCTGTTGGAGTAGAGCAACCAATTACACCAACCTACGATTTAAACAACCAATAATTATGAGATTAGACGCAAGAAAACACCCAATGACTCCTTTTGATAAGGAAGCTGCTTTATCAGGAGTTGGAGCTAATGCTATTTGGGATGGTCCATTAGACACTACGGCTTTACCAAAAGGTATGGGTTCAAGTAGTGGTAAAGATGGTATTATACTTAATAATATTAAGCCAGAATACAATCCACAGCCAATTACGCAAAAAGCAAAGCCTAAATTTTAAACTATGTCTTTAGATCTAGTAAAAAAGAATAGTAATTCTCCTTTTCAATTACAAAGAAGTATTGTAGACCAAGGCGGTGTTTATGAATCAGGCGGATTTAATCCGGATATGGTTTATAATAACGACCTAGCTAATGATGCTGTTGAATCATTTGGCAAGTTAGTTGGAGCTGGTCTTCTGGCTATGGGTAAAAATAAAGAAAAAGAAGAAAAGCCAAAATTTGATACGGCTGGCGCAGAAAAAGCCCGTGGCGAATACGAGAAAATACAAAAAGATAAAAAAGAAAAAGAAGATGCTTCTAAAAACGCACAATTGAATAAACAATTAGGTGGTCTTTGGAAACGATAATAAAATAAAAACAAAAGCATTATGGCAATTAAAAAGAAAATCGTAGAAAAAGCAACTGGAGAAAAATATGCATCAAAAGCTGCAATGAAAAAGCACGAAAAGACAGAATCAAAAGCAGAAATGAAAAAAGAGTATGGCAAAGTTAAACCTGCTGCAAAACAAATGAAGTCCCCTGCTAAAATGAAAAAATGCTAATATGGCATTTACAATGAAGGGATCTCCGTACAACGCGGTTAATACCCCTATTTATAGTGTTGATATGGATGACAATGTTTTAGGTATGGCTCAGAATAATGGAACTATACTTATAAATAAAAATGTTTCCCCATTAGAAATAAAAAAAAGCAAAACGGTTGAGCATGAGATGGTTCACATCGATCAAATGAGGAGAGGTGATTTGAATTATACTGATTCTCATGTTTTGTGGAAAGGTAAAAAATACTCAAGAGCATCTATGAAAGAAGGTAGTAAAAAGTTGCCTTGGGAAGTAGAGGCTTATAAAAAGCAGTAATTATACGTAATACTAATAATAAATAAAAACATAAAATGGCATTCACGCAAAAACCAGGAAGAACTCCGTTTTTAAAAACAGGAAATGGATTACCTTCTCCGCTTAATATGATTGGAGAAAAAGGTAACAAATCAGGATATGATCCTAAAACTTCTCCAGTACCTAATACAGAAAATAAAGGTAAATTTGAAAAAGTATTAGACAGAACAAAAACTAATATTTTTTTAAGAGGAGGGGATAAGCAAATAATTAAGTCCGCTAGAATTGGATCAAAAGCTGCTGAAGCTATTGAAAGCGAATATAAAAAAGTAAAAGCTGATACAGAATCTAGAAGAAAATCAAACACAAATTTCTTAGAATCAAGAATGACTACAGGTGAAGTTGCAGATAAAAATATTAAATCTCCTATGAAACAGAAAGTTAGCAAAAAGACAGCTTACGATATTAAAGAAGCAAGCAATCAAAAATTAAAGCCTAGCGCTAGAAAAAATTACGCAGAAAATGCTCAAGCGGCAATGAAAAACAAAAAGAAAAAATAAATTATAACCAATTAAATTAAATAAAAATGTCAGAAACAAAAAAGATTACCGCAGAACAATTAGAAAAATTAGTAAAAATTCAGAGAGAGCTTAATAGTATATTAGCAAACGTTGGGGTGCTTGAGTCACAAAAGCATGCCTTATTACACCAATTAGCTGATTTCAATAAAGAAAGCGAAGATTTCAAATCTGAATTACAAGCCGAATACGGAGTTATTAATATCAACTTAGAAGATGGTTCTTATGTTGAGGTAGAGAGCGAAGTAAAAGAAGAGGCTAAGCTAGATGTTGTATAACAATGGACGCGGTTATTAGGAAGATAAGTATTGGAGCGGACTATAAGAACGAGGCAATGCACTATTCCATCGGACAACAAGTGTACGGAGGTCATGAGATTGCTTATATAAAGTCAGATCAAAAAGATTCTTCTTATAACATATATATAAAAAAAGGAGATGAAGTCATGCCTTGGAAGAAATTTAATTCCAATATGGCTATCTCTGTTGAATACGATTTGGAATATTAATGAACAGTGTATTTAATTTTATCGTTAAGCCAGTTGGTGATAGATACGATAATAAAATTAAAGTAGACGGCAAAGAGCTTATACTAAATACAAAAATAGAAAGTTTTAAATCTGTGAATAACTTAGCGGAGGTAATATCTACCCCGCTAGCTTATTCAACTAATATAAAAGTAGGTGATATTATTGTTATACATCATAATGTTTTTAGAAGATTCTATGACATACGAGGTAATCAAAAGAATAGTAGAGCGTATTTTATGGATGATTTATACTTTTGTGATCTGGATCAAATTTATTTGTATAAGTCGAATGACAAATGGCAAACAGTTGGAGACAGATGTTTCATAAAGCCATTAAAAAATATTGACCATTTAAAGCTTGATAAAGAACAAAAGCTTATTGGTATATTAAAGTACGGAAATAACTCCTTAGAAGAGCTTAAAATAAGCGAAGGAGATCTTGTCGGGTATACTCCTTATGGTGAATTTGATTTTATCATAGAAGGGGAACGCCTTTATTGTATGAAATCTAATGATATTGTAATTAAGTATGAACGTAAAGGAGACGAAGCAGAGTATAATCCAAGCTGGGCACAAAGCAGTTCTTGAGTTAATCAAGGTGGCTGAAGAAGCAATACTGGATAATGGTGAAGATGATTTGTCTGCTGATAAATTAAAGAATGCTGCCGCAACTAAAAAGCTAGCAATATTTGATGCGTTTGAGATACTCAGTCGTATTGAAGAAGAAGAAAAGCTATTAGTTGAAGTAGAAAAAGAAGCGGAAGTTAAGGTGTTTAAAGGGTTTGCAGAAGGGAGATCTAAATAATGTACGAGCAAACACTATATAAGATAGTGCCTGACTATATAAAGTCAAGTGTTATTAAACAGAACAATCGCTTAAACAAGTGGAAATATGGATATGATAAAGACCATGATGTGGTTGTTATTAGTAAAACTGGAAAGATTGGTGAGATTGTTGAGATCCAGAATTTAAAAATAGCATTGCCATTAGTAGAAAACGCTTATTCAAGATCTGCTAAAAGAGAAGAACAGTATTGGGAGCAAATGGACTACCCAAAAGAGATAAGTAAAATAAAAAGCACATTCGATTGGAATAAACAACCAGATTCTTTTAAGGATAGATGGTATGATTACATCGACAATGAGTTTAAATACCGAGAAGAAGGTTTATTCTTCTATAACAATGGAACTCCAACTTATATAACAGGTACACATTATATGTATTTGCAGTGGAGCAAGATTGATATTGGGGCACCTGATTATAGAGAATCAAATAGATTATTCTTTATATTTTGGGAAGCTTGTAAGGCAGATGCAAGATGTTACGGAATGTGCTATTTAAAGAATAGACGTTCTGGATTTTCATTTATGTCATCTTCCGAATTGGTAAATCAAGCAACTATATCTAGTGATTCCAGGTTTGGTATATTATCAAAGTCTGGAGCTGATGCCAAGAAAATGTTTACAGATAAGGTTGTGCCTATATCTATTAACTACCCATTCTTTTTTAAACCTATCCAAGATGGTATGGATAGACCAAAAACAGAATTAGCATATAGAATACCAGCATCTAAATTGACAAGAAAGAAGTTAGATTCTAACGACAAAGTTGAGGAGATGGATGGACTAGATACAACTATTGACTGGAAAAATACAGGAGATAACAGTTATGATGGTGAAAAATTAAAACTGTTAGTTCATGACGAGAGTGGTAAATGGGAAAAACCGGATAATATATTAAATAACTGGCGTGTTACAAAAACATGTTTGCGTTTGGGATCAAGAGTTATCGGTAAATGTATGATGGGTTCCACTTCTAATGCTTTAGATAAAGGAGGAGAAAATTTTAAAACACTTTATTACAATTCAGATGTTACGAAAAGAAACCGCAATGGACAGACTAGTTCAGGACTATATAGTTTGTTCATACCTATGGAATGGTCGTACGAGGGATTCATTGATACTTATGGCTTACCTGTCTTCGACACTCCAGAAAAACCAGTCAAAGGAGTCGACGGAAACGAAATAGAATACGGTGTTATTGAACACTGGCAAAACGAAGTAGATGGTTTGAAATCTGATCAAGATGGATTAAACGAATACTACCGCCAGTTCCCAAGAACAGAGCAACACGCGTTTCGTGACGAAACAAAACAATCCTTATTTAATCTTACAAAGATCTACGAACAAATAGATTACAACGAGGATCTAAGAAATACCGATGTAGTAACCCGCGGAAGTTTTCAATGGGAGAACGGTATTCCTGATACAAGAGTTATATTCTACCCTAATAAAGACGGTAGATTCTTAGTTTCTTGGATACCTCCTGTTCATTTACAAAATAGAGTTATAGTTAAAAACGGCGTTAAATATCCTGGCAATGAACATTTAGGCGCTTTTGGATGTGACCCTTATGATATATCTGGAACAGTAGACGGCAAAGGATCTAACGGAGCATTAAGTGGACTTACTAAATTCTCTATGGAAGATGTTCCGCCTAACACATTCTTTTTAGAATATGTGGCTAGACCTCAGACAGCGGAGATATTCTTTGAGGAAGTATTAATGGCCTGCATATTTTACGGCATGCCAATACTAGCAGAGAACAACAAACCAAGATTATTATTTCATTTTAAACGAAGAGGGTATAGAGGTTATTCAATGAACCGTCCTGATAAAGTTTGGAATAAATTATCTATAACAGAAAAAGATATTGGAGGAATACCAAACTCAAGTGAAGATATAAAGCAAGCTCACGCTGCAGCAATAGAATCATATATAGAAGATTTTGTTGGTTTCACTGAAAATGGATTTGGTAATATGTATTTCAATAAAACTTTAAATGATTGGTCTAGATTTAATATAAATGATCGAACAAAATATGACGCTGCTATCAGCTCAGGATTAGCTATTATGGCGTGTAACAAAAGTAGATATGCACCATCAGCACCTGTAAATAGACAGAAATACAACTTAGGAATTAAAAAATACGACAATACAGGTTCTTTATCAAAAATATACTAAATGAATATATACACAAATACAAATAGCGCTTTTCCAAGTCAGGTGGTACCGGATGCAGTTAAGGCTTCTGAGGAATATGGCTTACAAGTATCTCGTGCTATAGAGCAAGAGTGGTTTGACCAAGGCCGTACTACTCAGAACAGGTATTTATCTAATTGGAATAACTTTCATCAATTAAGGTTATATGCTAGAGGAGAGCAGTCTGTGCAAAAATATAAAGATGAATTAGCTACAAACGGTGATATTTCATACTTAAACTTAGATTGGAAACCGGTGCCTATTATATCTAAATTTGTGGACATTGTTGTTAATGGTATGTCGCAAAAAGGATACGATATAAAAGCGTACGCTCAAGATCCTGAGTCATTAAAATCTAAAACAAATTACGCGCAATCAATCTTAAGAGACATGTATGCGCAAGACCTTATTGAAAAAGCAAATGCTTTAACTGGTGATAACTTACAAAATTCACCATTAGGTAAAGACGAACTGCCTGAAACAAAAGAGGAATTAGAATTGCACATGCAGCTTAACTATAAGCAATCCATAGAAATTGCAGAGGAAGAAGCTATTAATAATACGTTGGCTCAAAACAAGTGGGATGAGACAAGACGTAGATTAAACTACGATTTAGCCGTATTAGGTATTGCTTGTGCTAAAACAAATTTTAATGTAAGCGAAGGAATTAAAGCAGAATATGTTGATCCAGCTTACTTAGTTTATTCTTATACAGAAGATCCTAACTTTGAAGACATATATTATGTTGGAGAAGTTAAAGCTGTTACAATACCTGAGTTGCAAATGCAATTCCCACACCTATCAGCAGAAGAATTATATAAGATACAACAAATGCCTGGTAATAGACAATATATTACAGGTTGGGGTAACTATGATGAAAACACTGTTCAAGTATTATACTTTGAGTATAAAACTTATATGAATCAAGTGTTTAAAATAAAATACGGTGAAAATGGAATGGAAAAAGTTATCGAGAAGACTGATGACTTTAATCCACCGCCAAGTGATAAATTTGACAAAGTATCTAGAACAATAGAAGTATTATACACAGGAGCAAAGATCTTGGGTACAAATATGATGTTAGAATGGAAGTTGTCGGAGAATATGTCTAGACCTTTTGCTAATATGACTAAGGTTGAGATGAATTATGTTATCACAGCACCTAGAATGTACAAAGGAAGAATTGACTCTCTTGTAAACAAAATTACCGGGTTCGCTGATATGATTCAGTTAACACATTTAAAGCTACAACAAGTAATGTCAAAAATGGTACCTGACGGTGTGTTTGTTGATGTTGATGGTTTAGCTGAAGTTGATTTAGGTAATGGTACTAATTATAATCCAGCGGAAGCATTAAATATGTATTTCCAAACGGGTAGTATAATTGGTAGATCATTATCTCAAGATGGAGGAATGAACCCAGGCAAAGTGCCAATTCAAGAGCTTAGCAGTTCATCAGGGCAAGCTAAGATCGCATCGTTAATACAAACCTATCAATACTACTTACAGCTTATTAGAGACGTGACCGGACTTAATGAAGCGCGTGACGGAAGTATGGCTGATAAAGATACTCTTGTAGGATTGCAAAAGATGGCCGCTAACGCATCAAATACCGCTACCAGACATATATTACAGTCTAGTCTTTATTTGACTCTTAGAATGTGTGAAAACATATCCCTTAGAATTGCAGATTGCCTTGATTATCCTTTATTAGCTAAAGTGTTAGAAGAAAGTATCACTACCTATAATGTAGAAACATTAAAAGAAATTAAATACTTAAATCTTTATGAGTTTGGTATATATTTAGAATTAGAACCGGACGAAGAAGATAAAGCTTTACTTGAGCAAAATATACAAGTTGCTTTACAAACAGGCGGTATTGATTTAGACGATGCTATTGATATCCGTCAAATTAAAAACTTAAAGTTAGCTAATCAAACTTTAAAATTTAGAAAGAAGAAAAAACAAAAAGCGATGCAAGAAGCGCAAATGGCTAATATACAAGCACAAGCGCAAGCAAATCAGCAGACGGCAGAACAGGCAGCTTTGTTTGAAGTACAAAAACAACAAGCATTAACGCAAGAAACTGTAAACGTTGAGCAAGCAAAATCGCAATTTGAAATACAAAGAATGCAAACAGAAGCTGAAATAAAAAAACAGCTAATGGAATTACAATATCAATATGATATGCAATTAGCACAAATCAAAGCGCAAACAATCGATAAGAATCTGCAAGCGGCTGAAGATAGAAAAGATGCTAGAACAAAAATACAAGCAACGCAGCAATCAGAATTAATAGATCAACGTAAAAACAATTTACTACCTAAAGATTTTGAAACACAAGATGCCGGATTTGACGGCGACTTAGGCGGAATGTTTGGAATGTAATACCGTTATTAACCAATTTTATATTATTATATCATGTCAGAAACAATTAAACAAGAAGGCGAATTTAAAATGTCTAAGCCTAAAAAGCCTAGAAATTTAACTAAGCAACCTGAAATTACTAAAGTAGATTTAGCAGAACCTAAGGTTGAACAGGAAATACCGAAAGTAATTATACCTAATACAGACGAAAATGCCATTCAAGAACAAAGCACAACAGAAAGCGTGTTACGCACAGAACAGTCCGAATTGGGATTGCAAGAAGTGGAGTCAGGAAACGAAGGGTCCTTTGAAAATGTTATTGAAGAAATATCAAACGAGGAAGTAGATACTAAAAGTATTGAGCAAGAAGTTGCGCACCATGTACAGGAGCAAATAAATACTGGTAAGCCTTTACCGGAGAATATTGAGAAGCTAGTTAGTTTTATGGAAGAGACTGGTGGAACTATTGAAGATTATGCTAGATTAAACATCGACTATTCATCAGTAAGCAGCGAATCATTATTAAGAGAATATTATAAAAAGTCAAGACCACATTTAGACGCAGAAGAAATACAATTTCTAATGGAGGATGAATTCAGTTATGACGAAGAATTAGATGATGAGCGAGACATCAGAAAGAAAAAACTCGCATTTAAAGAAGAGGTTGCAAAAGCAAAATATTTCTTAGAAGATCTTAAAAATAAATATTACGACGAAATCAAGTTGAGACCGGGCGTATCAAAAGATCAACAAGAAGCATTTGACTTTTTTAACCGATACAAGAAGGATGAAGAGCAGAATGCTGCAAAGCACGCTAGGTTTAAACAGAATACTAAAAGTCTATTTAACAACGAATTCAAAGGTTTTGAATATAGTGTTGGTGAAAAAAGATTTAGGTATGGAATACAAAACCAAGAACAAGTTGCAGAAAAGCAATCAGACATTAGCAATTTCTTAGGGAAGTTCCTAGACAAAGAAGGTAATATTGCTGATACATCTGGTTATCATAAAGCTATTTATACCGCTATGAATGCTGATAAAATTGCACAACACTTTTAC